GATTGCCAGACACATCATTAATTGCTATTCCTGATATTGTAACTTTATCTCCGTTATATAATCCGTTACTTGACATACGGATTCTAGCTAAAGAGGATCCAGATTTAAGAAACATAAAAAATCCACTCATTTTTTTATTCTGAGTGGAATTATCAGTTATAAAGTTTATATTACCAGCAGCAGAGGTAGTAAAAGAAGCTCTATATAATTCAAATGTTAAATCTTCATATTGATCGGTTGTCCACGTTTCTGAGTTTTGGGATTTGAATAGTGATCCTAATAGCGGTTGTTCGTCGATTAAACCAGAACCACCAGCATCAGCTTCACCCATATAATTTGTCCAGAGATTATAATCTTTGGATTCAGATTTAATGTATATACCGTAGGATTTGCCTTTACCTCCAGGTAAATAAACAGGGGTCTTGAACTCAATATGAGTCGGTGTATCTGGTGCAGGATAATCAACACCATCTATTGTAACTGTGTTTGTAGATATTAAACAGTCTTCATGATTTATATTTATTTCAGAGTCTTTAAATGCTAGAGGTCCGGGATAACCATTTACAACATTTATTATAGAAACAAAAAACCCAGTAACCGAATCTGTGGGTTTAGATACGAAGAAAAGATCTAATCCTGTTAAAAAAATACCGGTTTCTTCTGGTACAAAAAATGTTTGACATAATGGATCAATTTCGGTATCATATGTTACGGATGCTACTAATGTTCTACCATCCCCCACTTCTTTTATATCTGATATTGTCTGGGAGTCTGTTTGAGATGTATCATCATTTGTAGATCCCCCAGAATTAATAATAGTAGCCGATTCGTCAGTCACTATAGGGGGTCTGTCATAATCCTCAACAACATCTTCTTGGTATCTTATTGTAGGTGTATTATATCCAGGTATTGCGTCAACCCCTGGAGATATCATTTCTGGTTCACCCGTTGACTTGACTATTGTTGTAATGCCAGGTATTTCGATTTGCTGTGTTCCCATGACAGGAGGCACGTATTCTTGTACAGTATGCCAACTTTCCGTATGAGTATTGGTATTGGTTATTGTAGTTTTATTACCTGTAGATCTAAATGAGCTTTTAACGAATGATTCTGAATATATAGAATCAATATCAGCAGAGGAGAACATAATTGCATTAGTACCTGCAGGAAACCTATGAGTACCATTATTAGGAATTCTCAATACCCCGCATAGTTTTCCGTAATTAGAGGATTTTTGTTTAAAACCATCTTCGGTATAAGCTGCATATTGATCGTCTGACGTAACTATAGATTCTACAATCCCTACAGAATTCGAAAGAGTTCCCGTTATACTTTCCCCCGCTTGAAATGGTGATGCAGAATACGATGTTCCGTCTTTAGTGTTAACTACAAAAAGCAGAATGTTACCAGAAGCAGTAGGTTCCCAATCAATCACAACACCTGTATGATTTGTGGTACCCCCAGTAATGACATCACCAGCAGTAAATGGACTTAGAGGATTATCTCTACCTAGCCCGGTTGGATCAGCATATTTTCTGGGTTCCCCAGTAGCCTCTGTCACACCACATCTAGTTTCTTTATCAAAAGAAAACGGATCAGTTGATCCGGTTGGTTTAGAAACCTCTATTTGCATTGCAACATCTATATATTGTGTTACATTAATATTATTGACATAGGCGTTAAATTCGGTTCTGGGTTTTACCCCATCGGCTTTGTATATTACTGCAACTTCCCTAGTTAAAAGCGCAGGAGCACTAATAGATTCAGTAGTAATTACATTCGAATAGGTTGCAACTTGTACGGGTTTATTATAACCTGCAGTTACTACAACTGGTACACTCTCAAATGTTGGTGGAGCTTGAACAGGTGTTAATATCTCTGGAGGTGGACCATATACAGGAGCAATTGCGGGAGTTGGAGGAGTCCATACATCTTCAGTATAAGTTGGGGGAAGGACTTCTGCAGCTTGTGACCCCGCGGTATCTTGTGAACCATAACCCGCTGGTGAAGATGAACTCGGTGAATTTCCAACATTTACCTCCGAAGTTGAAGAACCACTGGGATTAGTAGGAGGATTAGATGATGTGACCTCAGGATCTATTGTGTAGAAACTTGCTGTAGTCTTCGATGACGTACTTGTCAGAACCCCGTGTGGTGTTAGAAAAGGTTCATCGTGGTGGGTATGTACTGTATCTGTTTCCGACACATAATTTGTACCCATTGCACTATTATAAGCGTCTGTATACCCTTTAGTAAACGCATCATTATACCCATCAATTTCTGCAGATACCATCACTTCGTGACCGTCAGGCATAGTATCCCATTCCACATCCTTCCATCCATCAATGACAGATTGCTCTGCATCTGTCATTGAGGCAATTTCTCGCCCACGCGCGAGAATTTTTGCTTCTTCTACTAAACCCAATCCAATTTTATCATTTGAAGCAATAACCGTAGCTAGAGTTTCCCATTTGATTTCATATTGTTCTTTATCTGGGTTAGCTGCATTCCATGCTGTAAATGATTCAATTAAAGCCTGTGTCGATTCTTCTGGTGTGACTGCATATGCAAATTGAGAACCTTCCTCACCCAAACTTCCTGAATACGTTTCTGCCATTTTCTAATTCCTATTAATGGTGTTTTATTAGATTAATAATTTTGTGCGTTTAAATTGATAGATTTTGTATCTACCCAAATATCTGATGATGGATATACCGTCATACTACCTTTAAATGACACTACTGCGAACGGGTTGAGATTAACAACCCTACTCGCTTTTTTGGATGATATGTATTTTTTAGAATCAAATGGCAAAGTAGCCCAATCACCGTCGACCCCTTGGGTAACTCTATACCCATTAGCCACTCGGTCAGACGGCTCCGCATCTTCATCAAAAGTTACATAATCTTCATTAATACCAGGTATTAAAGTGCCCTGACTTGTGTTTACAATATTTCTAGAATCTATATTAGTTCTATCTACCACAGATTCGTTATTAAAGGATTCGACAACAAATCCATTTTTAAACATATTAAACCCATCAGGATCGGTGACGATCATATTCTCTGTCTGTGCTTCTTTGAGAGATAAAGCTGTATAATATTCTAAGGTATTAATCCGATCCTCTAGTCGAGAAATATCCTTCATCTGCCATCTTCTATGCTTAACGGATTTAAGCAATACATCAGAATTTACCTTACCGGTAAATGGTGCATTACCGATCGAATACAAGATCATCTCATTACCCGAGATTGTCGGGGGTTTGGGCTCTAGTGCAGATATACCATTAATAATTTTTAGTTTTTTAGCATCGGATAATACAAGGTAATCTAATCGGGGTAAATAGAAAGACCAATCCGCTGTAATATCGGAATCAGGCTTAATGATACCAAAATTTAAAGATTTAAATCCAACCCCATTATCATTTTTAACTGGTCTGAAATCAAGAGAATCCCTCACCTCGGCATCAATCTTATTGTATTGTGTTGCTGTATATGAATCGCACGAAAAGAAATCTCTATTACTAAGATTTGTGTGATTGTAATATGTGTAAACCACTTGTATTGATCCGGTAATTCCTTTAGATTGAGCCTGTGACGTATTTATTCCCCCAAGATCATAATATAATTGTTTTTGTCCTGTATCCAATTTGAACATATGAGTTATATCAGTATCCGCTTGGTTTGTTGAGCTTATTGCACCAAAGCTCGCCGCTTGATGTACTGATACCAACTTAACACAATCAGCTTTACCTAGAACGATTCTTCCTGTATCAGTCTGAATATCACCCGCAACGGTAATATCAAAGGTGTGTGTTGCTAGAGGTTTACCTGCTTCTAGTGTATTACTTCTTTTAATGGTACCAAATAATCTATAATCTGTACCAATTGTCAAATTTGTTACTGTTAACGTTTGACTATCTGTGGATCTGGTAAATACTGCAGCACTTTCAATTGCCCCCGTAGCAGTATCGATAATCGTGAAATTCTGATCGATCGTGTTAGCGAATATATCATCACCAGAAAGCGAATAAGTAAGTTGTGTTAATGTTGTTGTATTCTGGTCTGAAAATTTTCTAGTAATATTATATATGGTATCACTTGTTAAATCATCAGAAGATCTAATATTCCTTATAAAACTGTGAGATAGTTTATAGATAGAGAAATTCGGATTATATTTTTGATGAGAATTCAATAATGTAAATTTCTGCCCAGAGAATGAAGAATTCAATGGATTGACTATCGTTAAGTCTGTACCAGATATGGATGTTATCTGATATGAATTCACTCCATTATCCGGTGTAATATAATCATGGACTTTTAACTCTGTTGAGAAAGATGTACCAACACCTACGATGGTGTTCGGTGCATTTACTAGGTCGCCTGAGATAGTTCCCTCGAGCGTTTGATATGTTTGATATATATTACCTGTAAAATCTATAGAACTAGTACCATTAGTAAAATGTAAGCACTTTACATTTCTCTCATACGATACATTTGCAGCAGTAATAATATCAGAAACATAAACTCTGTAGAGCGTTGTACCCGATGTGTGTTTTTCTATCCATCTGACATCACAGGATCCAATTTCAATACCAGAGGGAGTTCCTGGTACAGTAGAAAATTGATTCCACATCGATACCCTAATGATATCAGTTCCTAGTGTGTCGGGGAAAGCGGAGGGATTATCAACTATTATATAATTAGGGGAAGGACATTGTACAGTGCCACCGTCCTTTCTTCCAAAATCCCGCGCTTTATTGTTTTTTAATCTGATCTTACCGGTTTGTTGATGGAGATAACCATTAACAACGGCAGAACCCCCCTCTACTTCAATATTATATTTTGATTCATCTCCCTGAGTTAGAAACTGTGGAGTGACAGACGGATCTAATACTCCTGGATAGGCCCCATCAACTAATACCGAGGAAGTAACATATTGCCAAGATACTGTGTTGTCTGAGAAGATGGTATTAATAGCCGCAAATGCTGGTATGGAAGATCCTGTTGTCCCAGAAGAAACACACTTAAATGAATATTTGTTGCCAGAAATGGAAATTCTTATGACATCATCAACTAAATAATCGGATGATGGGTACCAATTTTCGATGTAATTATTTCTATCTTCAATGGCAGAACATTTATAAGGGGTGGCTATATAGTTACCAGATTCAATATGAGTTCTTTTAGCGAGTTCGTCACCTATCTTATTATAATAAGGGGACGTATTGAAATAACGAGTTTGCCCTCTTTCAACAGCAAACAATTTTATAAAATTGGTTTTGTCTGTAGTATCACTCTCATAGTAAGGTATTGCTGTTAATACCGGATCTATATGATATCTATGAGCACCCGGTGCTGCATAGTTTGGTGAACCTGTAGAATTGTCATTTAAATTCGAATCGATTTCGGGAGTTGTTATTTCGTGTGACCACAATAACCCACAGATAAAAGATGGTTCTGTATTGTATCGATTAAGTACGATAGTTTTACTTTTTACGGGAACGAAATATCCATCAATGTAATATATCCCATCGGCAATAGATAATAGTGATCCTAGTCCAGAAGCAACAGACGACGAAGAACTAGATTGAAGTGTTAAACTGATACTATTATCAGAAGTGCTTATAACTTCTCCTTCTTGAAAAAGTCTTTCCCCATTATTACCAGCAGATTGGTATCTCAGATAAATGACATCATCCGGTTGCAAAGTGGTCGCTGATTCTACGTGATGTATAAAAGCTGTTACACCAGAGGTTTGACCCGTAAACAGTTTACCGATTGTGTTATTTAAATCAAAGGATACATTAGATATTTTATAAAATTTGACCCGAGCTTCGTATTTAATAGCTCCTTCGTATACGGGAGATCCATTTTTAAATAAATGTCGTCCTATAGAATCAACTTGTTTTTGAAAAATCGATTGGATTTGTGTTAATTCACGAGCTTGAACTGCTACACCCGGCCGGAAAAGTACCTTTAAATACTTTTGTAATTCTACATGATCGTCAAAGTAAGGATCTGTATTAAAGTTATATGGCATATTTAATAATCTCTTTTATGAAATCATTTTGATAATTTATCAAAATGAAATGAATGTTTTAAATTTAACCCCTTGATCCGAATCTCCAAATTCACCAGAAACACTGAATGTCTGTCTATTCTCAGCAAGGATTATATCACCACTATATTTATCTATACTAGGGGTATTTATTATAGAAACCCCCTCAAATGATAGTGTTGTTTGGGCTAGATCTGTATAGAAAAACGTAGCGGTTGGTGATACAGTATGATCAATCGGTTGTAATAATATATTACTTTTATCAGAATTATAACTTATAATCTTGTATTTATTTTGATTTGAATATATTAAATCATTTATATTTATATAAGAATCTTGTATATTGGTAGTTGAAATGTTATATAGACATGATCCTAATAAGGATGTAAATAGACTAGTATTTGAAAATTTACTAATATCTTTGATTAATCCAGATTGATTATATTCGTTGAGTATAGGTATACCTTGATTTTCGTCATCTTCTAGAGTCGTGAATAAACATAATACTTGAGAAAAGAGTTCTTTCGGTAAATCAAATCCGTGTCCCCCGCGTGGAGATAGTATAGGTCTTATCACGCATCCAGTGCCGGGGGTTAACGAGGTATCGACGACCTCTATATTAATGTTATTGTATCCTGTACCATACCCAGTAGATGTTATTAAAGCTCCTGTGATAATACCATTGACTATCTCAAGTTGAACCTCTCCGCCGGTACCATCTCCGGTGATAGTGGCAGTAACATTTGATGGTGTATCATATCCAGAACCGGGAGATTCGATAACAATCGACGATAATGATCCATCGACTGCAGCTGCTTCTACTAATGCTTGATTTGTATTTAAATTACCATAATTGCCCACAACAACTTCAATATCAGCACCAGTTCCTGGATCGGTAGGACCAGTAGTAACAGTAAGATTAGCAAATGTATAACCTATTCCTGGGTTTGTTAATATGATATTTGATATTGCTCCATTCGAATCTAACACCAATGAAGCCGTTGCACCAGTACCATCACCAGTTATTTCAGCATTAGCTTGTCCATCATAACCGGTGCCAGGAGATTCTATAATAATATTTGCCGAAACTATAGAACCATCACCATAATATTGATTATATACAGATTTAGATATCGGCACATAATTGGATCCAGCGAATTTATTAAAAAATGCTGATGGAATACTACCCATGAATTTCCATATATAACCATCGGAAAGTTCAAAATTAAAGGTACTAGTTCCTGACGGCGCTATTGAAGAAGGTGCCCCGCTATTATTGTTTATACATTTATATATATTTGAATCAACTATACTATAAAAGTTTGTATTGTACATATCCACAGTATCATCATACATGGTATATATAGTGCCAGATATCCATTTAGTATCTGGTATCATATATGATACATTCCCTATTTCAATATTTTTAGCGGATATCATATTGGATCTGATCACGTTTTCTTCGTGATCAGTATGGGAATAATCCGGGACATTACTTAAATCATCCCACGGCGTAGTATTCGAGAGGAAATGAAAATAGTATCCCTTCTTAGTTCTAATGTCATCATAAATGCTTTTAGCTATATTATGATGAAATATCGGTGTTATCGATTGATTGGCCATAATTAACTAATTGTAATTGTCCAAGTTATAGAAATTGAATCTGCCGCTTGTAGATTAATTACGGGAAATGTGGTTCTACATAACATAGTACCGCTCGTAGCAGCATTTAATATCCCAGCTTCAGTCAAAGCCCCCGTTGAAACCCCCGCATTAAATGTAGCAGCGAAGGTTACAGTATTATCGAGTCGAGAAGATGAAACCAAAGCAACTCTTGCTAATTCAGTTTCCAATGACGTATCAGCTAAAACCTGTGTCGTCGTACCTGTACCAGTTGCCATGTGTGACATTGCCGAGGGATTGCTAATAGATCTATCTGCTAACCAATCCCTACCCGTAGTAACAACCAAGTTATCCACATAGATTGAATTCTTGATATTACCATCGCCATTAAATACAGTTATATTTAATCTGCCCGTTGTTTCTAAATTTTCTTTATATATCATTATAATAACCTTTGTGTGTCTGTATATGAATCTGACGAAATGTTAGGAGAATTAAAATATCCTGTAGCATATGGATTTAAATCTATGTGGGGTATAACATCGCTCATTGACATTATTTCATTTATAAGTTTATTTATATCAATTCCGTTACTATCATTCAATGTAATATTGTCGGATAATACTTTATATATTATATTAGCATTATTATCATAGGTATCAACTCCATGATAAAAGTCTTTAAGAAATCCAGCTTTCATTTCTTTTAGTGCATGAGTTACATTAATGAAATTTGATATGATGAGTTCATCAAATGCCAATAAACCCGCTGGATGTATAATATTTTTAAAAATATTAGAGTATATATTTGATGGGATATCAGATTGCAGAACATATGAATATTTTTGATAATATTTAGACTGTAATTTATTCGAATCTGATAAGAACCCGTCTGTACCTTTATATTTACCACCGTTATTAATAAGGGTTGTGGAATCTATCAGCCCTGTTATTAAAGAATCTGCAGATTTTACTATATAACCAGAAATATCGGTAGTCAGATTAATATTTGGGGGAAGAAGTTTGAAAAATATTTCACATTTATCAAGGGTGAGTCTTCTTACTTGATTTACATATATATCAAAATCGGATAATGATGGGTTGAGAGGTGTAATGTTTAATATACCACCCTGGAGGGGTAATGGATTGTTGGAACTTATATCTAAATCTATTATAAATGAGTAATTTGATTCCCACGTACCAGCAGAAGGAATAAGCATTTCGTATGATGGGTATTTAATTTCTAGAAATTCATTAAATAGTAATTTGAATACTGCTTTGAATGAAAGGTTAGTACCCTTTTCTTTATATATATCCCTTATACGTTTAATTAAAGTTTTTTTATTGACATCATTAAATATTCTTTTGGGTAACGATGGCATAAATTCAGATCTATACTTATCAAACATATAGGATAGAGCGCTCTCACCATCAGGATTTCTTATTTCTAATATTTGTTCTATGGTTTGAGCTGGGTTTGAATCTATAGATACGATTATACCAGATCCACCATTTGATCCCGTAAAAATTTCGTTAATCTCAAAATCAGATCGAGAGGGTATAAAGAATATATTATTTGAACCATCAACACCATTAATAGTCTGAATTGACCCAGAAGATGCACCCGTTATAATCTCTGATATAAGAAAATCGTCACTCGAAGTATAAGTGACTTTAGCTGAGTCCATGAATCTATAATATAATTCCAAAAAGGCAATGAAATCTGGGAATTCATCCTTAATGTGTTCCGGAAATGCGTTTTCAGTTTCCATTATATTCTAGATGGTGAAGTCTTATAATTAATTGCTGATAAACTAGCAAATTGGTCTGACGAATGAGGTAATCCGGATATATTGACTGTGTTAATAGTAACAATATTGTTACCAATCGGAATAACATCATATGATTTAAGATGTGCTTTTATTAATAGTTTAGCACCAACATCACCAACAATAGATCCTACAATTAGCTCATCTGTACTGATAGAACCCGAAGTATAATCCACCTTTCCTATAATTCTAGAAGTTTTCTTACCATCACTAGCTAAATAGTATATCAACATGTTACCCTTGCCATCATCTTCTAAATAATTAGTAACCGTTGACCCAGGTAAAGTGAATCCAGAAGACGATATCACTCCACCAGATAATGATGTTGTATGCCCGTGGTGGGGATTATAAATTGAATTGTTGAAATTTATATTGTACTTATGAGCTACATTTAAAAGCGGCATCATGTCTTTCGACACTTCGTGTTTAACTGTGACAGCTACTATTGAATCATCCGTAGCTTTAACTAAATCCGTTATATCTGAATTATAATATACAGTGTTAAATTTTGTTAAGGTTTTTGTATTATAGTTATCTATAGACGAAGATATTAATGTATTTAGTTCTTTAGCAGATTTATTAGATTTTAATATATCGAAATAATAATCAACTATAATGTCCAAAAAGATATATTCTGGATCAACAAATTCCGGTATTATGGATGTTAATTTGTATTTAGAAAGTCCATTGATAATTTCTTTCTTTGATTCATCTGATAATACCAGTGATGTTCCAGTAGGTAAAGTCGATATAAATACTTTACCATATACAGGAGGGGTATTATCTTCCCCGCCCCAAATAGATACATCTTTTACTAAATGAGAAAAATTGTGGTTTAATATAGATTTGAAATCCGTGGTGGTTACTGTTCTATTCTGAGCTGTATACACGTATGGCGCATTTTTCTTTATAGATTCTATAGATTCTATATTAGCACCTCCCGTAGATTTAGTTGGATTGGTGATGGTGACAGAAGTTAAACCGGTAATACCAGATTGCATTGTAAAGGTTGAAATATCGTTAGCATCAGTACCCGAGGTTTTAAGATAAGATATTTCAACTATATTTCCTACATCAAGTTTAGTACCAAGTATATCATCCCCGAAATAGATTTCATGTTTCTCGCCGGATCCTTCTTGAATAAAAAATATATCACTTGTCCCTATGGCATCTATGATATTATCAGAGAAGGTGAATGTTTTGTATATAGTAGATTCTGAAGATTCGTATACTGTTACCCTGACTGTATTAGTGTCACAAAATTTGTTGGGTATCTCGAAAATTTGATCCGCATGGGTGACTGTATATCTATGGGATAATAATTTCCCCTCCTTAATATCCAAAGATAAAGATATAGATCCATTCGATACTGAAGCGATATAATCTGTCAATGTTACAAACGAATATGTCCCGCCTTTGAATAACGTTCCTCGGGGTAAAACTACGTTATCTAATGAAGAAACCCCATTTAACGTAATCTCAGAGGATGCCGCTTTTACTGATCGGGGGGTATACCCAAGAGATTTGGCGAGTGAGACAACATTATTTCTTACTTGTGCTGTGTCAATGAACATTTCATTGACACTCATCGATGCAATCAACGCGTTATAGTGGGTATTATAGGCTAACACATCTAATAGAGTTGACATAGCAGAACCTTCAAAATCATAATCTGCGAATTGTGTCTGATTTTTTAAAAACGATTTTAAATTATTCTTTATATCAAAGAAATCTAGATCTGTAGTGGAAACTGGCATTATTTGATCCTTTGTAATAATGTGTCTAATATGAACACTTGTCCTGCCGGGTGATTAACCAGATTAAACTCCAAAATAATTCGGAATTCATATGAATCTGTGTTTGTTATAGTAATATTATTTATACCAACTCTAGGTTCAAAATTCGAAATTAATAGTCGAATTTCTGTTTGCAGAGTAGATTTGGTTAACGGATCTATGTGTTCAAATAATAATCCATTACCACCCCACCCTATCCACGGTTGAAATGGTCTTTCTCCAAATCTAGTCATTAAGAGATTTTTAATTGATCTCTTAACAGATTCAACACCCAATACTGTAGAGATATCCCCTGTTATTGGATGTTTAGTAAAATTCATATCGATATCTTTCCATATCTTTGTAGTTCTTTCTGATACTTCCATTTGTTATTACCTATATTATTATTTTATCCGCCAGCGAAAACGTTGGGAGATCCTTGTGCAACCGATGTACATGCGGTAATGGCATCACCAACCCTACCTGCACCTTTATTATTAACATAAACAGTGCCCGATCCTGTCGTTATTGGCATTGCGTGTGACGGGCATGGACTAGGCGGGAGTTTATGTGTAGTATTTTTATCACCTTGTCTTGACCATGGTATACCATTAACAAATACATCCCCAGATCCATCTGCTCTTGATGGCTTAGAGCAATGAGGAACATCATCGTCGCCTATTCTTGTAGCGGCAGGCATTATTTTAACTCTCTTTCCATAAGAAGTTGTAGTTTCCCATTCCATACCGAATTAATTTGGTGTTCTTCTTCGGTGTGTGGAGGCGGTATCACATAAGGTTTAAATGATATCAAGTTATCAAACTGCATGGGTATATCATCATAGTTATTAAACACTATGATATTTCCATTTATTAAAACTTTAAATTCTCCCATTATTTCTCTCTATAACCAATGCCATCCCTGACCTCATTTAATTTAATTATCATATCAGATGCAGATATTTTTTTTGCTCCCTGATATTCAATTACATAACCTCTATTGATTAGATCTTGATTAATATTAACATCATCAATATACAAAGTTCCTAGTACTCGACCGAATTTACCTAATCCGTGGGATTTTATTATAATGGGATTTCC